CCTCTCAATGTGTGCTGACCTGGTAATCGTCGCCCTGCTGTTGGCGGTGCTGCTGGTCGGGAAAAAGCAGGGATAGATCATGTTCGGATTAGACCTTTTTGGCGTCGAGCGTCGACGCAAGGCTCGCGAGATAGAGCTCGAGGCTCAGCGCCAGCGCCTGCGCGATCGTGTGGCGCCTGTCGCTGCTCTGCAGCAGCGGGCCATTGCAGCGCCGCGCAGCAGCTCGCACTCGAGCAGCCCTGTCCACTCGCCGATGAACGACCCGCTGAGCCCGCTCAATCCGTTGTCGCCATTCAGCCAGGTTAGTCAGGCCGAGTCCTATTCGTCGCATCGGCACGACCCCGAGCCGTCGCGCGGCCACTGCTCGCCGAGCGTCTCGTCGTCGGATGATTCGTGGAGCCGCTCGAGCAGCTGCAGCGGCTCCGACTACAGCTCTGGCAGTTCGAGCAGCTCTGACTCGAGCAGCAGCTCGAGCAGCGAATACTAATCGTGTGGTCGTGGTGGTGGGTCGCTGCGCCGGTCGGGGCTGCTGTCCTGGTCGTGGCGTTTGCCCTGGTCTATTGGTGCCGGTCGGTCTCCGCTGATCTGCAGGCCGAGCTCTCGTGAGCGCCGTTGCCTGCCTGCACTGCCAGGCCGCGCCAGAGCGTCGCCAGCACTCGACCACGCGCCTGGTGATGTGGATCTGCCCTGTCTGCAGTAATCGAGGCGAGGCGCATCCGGTCGAGTCCCGATCGCTGGCCAGCTGGCAGCTGGTCAATGACGTCGAGCTGCCGCTGCACAACTGCAAGCAGCAAGGCGCGGCCCGTTTCTTTATGCGTGGTGGCCAGTGGGGTTCCCGCTGCGCCTGCTGCGACTTTGTAGCCGATGGCTACGCGACTATTGAAGGTGCTCGAGCCGGCTGGGCTCGCGCGGTGAGGTGATGTATGCAGATGCTTAGAATTACGAGCTGCAGCAATAGCTCGTATTGGTACGCCGGAAAAATTGGCTCTGTCGTTCAGTACCTGGGCCTTGATCGTGACGAGTACATAACGCGAGAGCCTTCGGGTTATGTGAACATCATTAAGTTTGCCGACGCAGAGGTCGTCGATGTTCTGCCGGCGAGCCCTTCAAGCCCATCTATTGAGCCTGAGGCGCCAGCGGAAAAACGCTTTGACATGATGCGGGTTGAGCTGAGCTTTCCTGATGGCGCGCCGGCTTCGCTTGTGGATGACCTGCGCCGTTACATGCTTAGCCAGGCCGCGATATGGGTTATTGCGAGAGAGCATCGCTGCACTTTTGCCGGTTAGTACAAAGGTACAAAAGGGCAAATGCTCAAAAGAGCAAATGCCGTAAAGTGAAAAAGTGCAAAAGACCTATTGCAAAAGTAACGCGCGAAAGGGTATCTTTGCCACTCTGCGATACATACGACAAAAGCCCGCCATTTGAGCGGGCTTTTGCGTTTCTGACGTTCGCAAAAAATGAGAGGTGCAACCTCTTGGCACGGCTTAGGCCTGCACTCCCCAGCCCCGCCACTGAGCGGGGCTTTTCTTTTTCAGGGCGCCACTCGTGGACGAAAAATTATCCCTTCTCGCCCTGGCTAAGGTCGAGGCTCCTAAACTCGCACCTATGGGTGGCGGCCTGTTGATCTACGGTCTGACAGCTCAGGAATGGGCGGCCAGATTCATGGCTGCTTACGCCTTGGCCATGTTCGTTGATTTTGTGGTGCGCCGCTGGCTGTGGCCGGTCGTTAAATTTGCGTGGCTTCGATTGCGCAAGTCTGACGACCAGGCGCCGCCTGCTGCTGGTGGCAACGAATGAGCCTGCTACAGCGGATTATCGCCGCTGTGACGTTCTCGCTCGCTGCTGCCGGCTTCACTGTGAGTCAGACGGGATTACCGGCGCCAGTTGAGCGCGCCGCGATCATCGCCGGGCTTATGGTGCTGACGCCTGAAATGGAAGGAACGCGATTCAAGGCGTACCCGGACACGGGCGGCGTCTGGACGATCTGCACGGGCCACACGGGCGGCGTAAAGCGCGGCGCCGTGGCCACGCAGCCAGAGTGCGCCGCGTACCTGCAGAGCGATCTCGGCAGTTCGGTCGACTTTGTGCAGGCGAACGCCTCCCCGGTCGGCCTGTTCTGCAAAATCGCGATCGCCGACATGCACTACAACGTAGGTCACGGCGCTGTCGCTAAGTCCACGCTGCTACGCCTGGCTCAGGCCGGCGATCAGCGAGGAGCGGCTGCGCAGTTCGGCCGGTGGGTGTACGTCGGCGGCAAAGACTGCCGCGTCGCGGCCAATGACTGCGGCGGCATCATTCAGCGCCGCTCAATACAGCGCGAGCTGTGCATGGTGGGCCTATGACTCGTTTATCTACCTGGGCAGGCCTGGCCATCATCGGCGCGCTGCTTTTCGCCCTGGGCTGGATCTACGGCGCCAGCGCCGAGCAGGCCAAGGCAAAACAGGCCGAGCGCGACCAGCTTAGCCAGGCTTTCGAGCAGGGCCAGGCGCTGGGCACGGTGCGCGATCGCATCGTCACGCAATACGTCGACCGCGTCCAAGTGATCAGGGAGCGCGGCGCCACACTCATTAAAGAGGTTCCGGTTTATGTCTCTGCGAAGGCTGACGCCGCTTGTGTTGTTAACGCTGGCTTTGTCCGGGTGCATGACGCAGCGGCAGGCAACTTGCCTACCCCTGAGCCCTCCGGCGCTGCTGATGACGTCCCCAGCGGCATTGCGCTCTCTACCGTCGCCGCAACCAGCGCCGGAAACTACGCCACCTGCAACGAAACAGCCGAGCGGCTGACGCAGCTGCAGGCGTACGTCAGGGAATACGAAAAAAATACCGAGGCCGCTGCTGACACACGCTAATCGCGTTTATTTTCGCATCAGCATTTAAAAAAAACGCGGTCGGCCTTCATCTTGTTTTGCAGCGCTGCACCTTCTGGCATTGGACGGACACACATGAACGAAAACGCTATCGAGCAGCAAATCGTCGCGCTCGGCCTTACCGCTCCTCGCATCACTCCCGCTCAGATCGACGCCCTGGTCGAGCAACTGAGCTATCACACTTCCGTGATTCCCGGCACGTTCACGACTCTGGCCTCTGCGATCAATCCGGCAGGCTTCGAGATCGCGACCGCGAGCGCCGGCTGCGTGAGCCCTGAAAACTTCAACGAGTCGCTTGGCCGAAACGCTGCGATCGCGAAAGTCAAAGCGGCGGCGCGCAATGAACTGTGGAAGCTCGAGGGTTACCGCTTGAAAGCGAACCTGGTCGAAGCGTCCAAGGTTGGCTTGATCGCCGGCCTCGAAATCTATCGTGCCGACGGCGTTGCAAATGATCAGGCGTTCGTCGGCGACTTCGCTGCCGGCTGCTGCGCTGCTGCCGTGGTCAAGTGCGCACTGTGATGGTGCGCCGCGCGTTTTGGGTCCTCCCCCGGACCCTCCCCCTTCACGGGGCGTAACACCGCGAGCCTCGCGCGTGTCGCTCTCTGAAAGTTCAGTCCTTACTTCCGAATTTGAGGCCCCCCGGCCTGCATCGCCAGCTTGATTGCTCGGCCAGGTGCGACGGGGCCTCGACCTAATTTCCCGAGTGTCAAAAGGACAAAAGTCAGAAAGGACTTTTGTACCTTTGGACATTTTCACTTTTTCCCTTTTGGTCCTTTCCCCCATGGGCAAAATCGTCAGCAAAAAAGACCTCGCCGACCTGCTCGGCAAGTCTGAGCGCTGGATCTCGAAATTGATCGAGGAAGGTTTGCCAACCTCGGGGGGCGGTGGCCGTGGCGTTGCCGTCCAGATTGATAGCCAGGCCGCGATTGAGTGGCTGATCCTGCGCGAAGTGCGGCGGGAAATGGGCGACGACGGCGAGGACGAGGAGGGGCTCAGCTCTGCGTCAACTGAGGATCGGCTGCTCAAGCGCGCAAGGCGCGAAAAGCTGCAGCTCGAAATCGACCAGGTACGCGGCCGACTCATTCCGAACGAAACATTCGTTCATCTAAACACCAGCATTGCAGCGGTCTACGCAACGCAGCTCGACGCGCTGCCGAGCCGCTGCGCTGCCGATCTGGCGATTATCGATGACCCTGCACTCAT